TTGCTTGCAGGTTCGCCGTAGATCGTTGTGTGAAAGGTGTTGTTCTTCATGTCGATAGTCGTTATACTCTCACCCCTGAAGGAGGAAAGCAATGAGTAAAATAACTGATTGGATTTTGGAGCAAGAGGCGAATGGAGAGATCGTCTTTAACGAAAAGGAAAACCTTTATGAGCCTAGAAATAAAGCGCGATGTGAGCATGGACGTACCTTCCCCCGGACAACGAATGGCAACGATACCATTCGATCAGATGTTTCTGAAGGACGCGGTAGATATTCCCGTCACGCAAGACGAAGTGGTCAGGCGTTTGAGCGCCGTAAGAAGCGCCTACAGGCGTTGGCAAGATCGATCTGGGGCAGGAAACGAGAGAGAGTTCTACATTGGTAAGCACCAGCAAGGTGATCAATTGAGCATTCGCGTGTACTGCAAGAAGGGGCCAGAGAGAAATGAAAGTTACCAACAATCACAACCTACCGCCGACCATCGTTTCGGCGCTGAGTCGTGATGACTACACCAGAGGTAAAAGCCATCGGTCTGTCACTCAGCTAATCGACTCGCCGCAGGTACGCATCCTACGAGAGCGTCACTGGGACAGTCTTACTGAGGATGTCAGCGAAAAGATGTGGTCTGTGCTGGGCACTGCGGTACACAAGGTGTTCGAGGATCACACCGAGGGCGATGTCATCAGCGAGGAGAGACTGTTCGTTGAGCTAGATGACTGGGTCATCAGTGGTGCCATCGATCTGCAAGATGCGCGAGGCATCGTGGACTATAAATGCACCAGCGTGTGGTCAGTAATCCACGACAAGATCGAGTGGGAACTTCAGCTAAACGCATACGCTTGGCTGATGCGCCATGCCAAGAACGTCAACCCGCAAGAGCTACGCATTGTGGCAGTCATGCGGGATTGGAATCGCAGGCAAGCAGAAAGTGATGCCGGTTATCCACAGGCACCTATCGCTGAGTTGTCCATCACCCGATGGTCAGACAGTGATCAGGATACATACATGGAAGGACGCATTGCCCTGCATCAATTCGCAGAGTTCCGAAGCTTTAGTGATGAGTCATTGCCTCCATGCACAGACGCTGAACGCTGGACACGTCCAACAACCTACGCCGCCAAGAAGACAACGAGCAAACGTGCGCTCAAGGTGTTTGATTCGATGGAAGAAGCCGAGTCTTTTCTTGTGCAGCGTGGTCACGGCGACAGCAAGTGGCACTCGGTAGAGGTACGTCACGGAGCGCATGTGAGGTGTGATCAGAACTGGTGCCGTGTTGCTGAGTTCTGTGATCAGTATAAGGAGAGCGCATGATAGAAATGGATAAGAGGGTGTACGAAAAGATGGTAGCCATCTGGAGCATCACCCGAATCCCTAGTTTGAAGATGAGTCCAACGGCAGGAGAGGTGCGTTTCAGTTGGGCGAAAGGACGGATCGATGAGATTCCGTTCAAGGTGTTCGATGAACTGGCACCGATTGAGGTTGTAACGTTAATAGAAAAAAAGATGGAGAAAAACTATGGCATCAACGCCAAGCAATACAGAGCCGACCTTTCAGGATATCTGGCAGACCCTTTCAGCAGTCAACGTTGAGTCTTTCGTAGAGACTAAGATGGGCCTGCGCTACCTGTCATGGGCGCACGGGTGGATGACCCTGATGGATCATTACCCCAACGCAATCATGGACTTTCCTCACAACGAAGTGCATGAAGACGGCAGTGTCACAGTGCATTGCTCAATCGTGATCGGCACGTTGGCTCGACACATGTGGCTGCCAGTGATGAACAACAAGAACCAAGCCATCGTCAGGCCCAACGCACGGGACATATCCGATGCCAAGATGCGGTGCCTAGTGAAGTGCATGGCGTTATTTGGTCTGGGCATGTACGTCTACGCTGGCGAGGATCTGCCTCAAGCAGAGCAGCCTGTTGCTGAAGTGAAAGGCAAGCCAGCAAAGAAGCCTGAACCTAAGAAGCCTGAGCCAGATGGAGACGGCCTCGACTACAGCCAAAAGGAACACGCTGAAGCGTTCCTCGGTCACTGGTACGACTGGCTTCCCGAACACGATCACTTGAAGGGATTGTACAAAAACAACCAAGGTACGATCACTACTATTCAAAATCACCATCCTGAGATCTATGAAAAGATCGCTCAGGCATACCAACGGAGAGCGGTTGAGATCAAGGCCGCCAACACAGAAGGAGAAGGCTAATGCCCGACTATTCACTCGCTGAGAAAAGCAAAGGAACCCTCTACAACGAGGGTGCCAAGCGCACTTCCGATAAGTCTCCGCACTTCAGAGGGAAGATTGTTATCACCCGCGATCAGGCGAAGCACATTGCAGCGCACTTCAAGGGAGACCCAGACCTAGAGTCCGTGGACTTCCGCCTCGCGGCTTGGAAAAACCAAGGCGATAACGGGGTCTATCTAAGCTTGAGCGGAGAGACCATGCCGCCTGACGGAGCGCAGGCTGCGCCACCGCCTGCGCCAAAGCCAGCAGAGGCAGACCCCTTTGATGATATGGAGGATGACATCCCTTTCTAGACTCGTCTCAGGGACACTTCGGGACTGAGGCGTACAAGTTGCACCGAAGGGAATCGCCAACAACCAGTGCTGACGCAGCTAGCGAGATCAACACCACGTTCCTTGAGGAGATGGTGTTCAGTGTGATCGAGAGCCACGGCGGTGCCGGATGTATCAGTGACGATGTGAGGGCAGCCCTATCCGGGCTGTCCTATTCGTCGGTGACGGCACGATACAAGGCGTTAGCAGAGAAGGGGATGATCATATACCCCGGAAGTAAACGTAAAGGAGAGAGCGGCAGAAGCCAGCGAGTGATGATTGCTCGGACGATGGTGCCGCATAGTAAAAGGAAGCTATACAGTGGAAAACTTGAAGAAGGAAAAGGCCGCGAAGCGCGGTAAGAAAGTTAGCAGGGAAGTCGTTCAGCATTTGGAAATTGTTGTTGGTGCAGATGTATCTGTTGACGGCCTGTCTAGAACGGCAGCGATTACTCAACTATCAGAGAAGATAGGAGTGTCGTTTAACTCGCTAAAAAAGGTGCTGGAAAATGATCGTCAGCGTGTATTTGAAAAGACGTATGATCGCATCGTTGATTGGTACAAGAGGGATATGGACGAATCGTCGGACGCACTAGAGGTGTCGCCTCACGACATAGCAAACAGCCCCACACACTACACCGACAGCGGTATCGAATGTATCGATGCTATGGTCGCAGTGTTTGGCGAGCAGCGCGTCAGAGAGTATGCAGAGATCTCTGCGTTCAAGTACAAGTGGAGGGCTGGCAAGAAGGGCAATGAGGCAGACGCCCTGCTAGATAAGGCTAAGGACATCTGGTACACACGCTACTCAATGGGCGACGATCCTAGAGCTAGTTAGTCCGTCCCACTAGATCGTCGTAGAGCTTGTTGAATTTGCCCTGCTCTGCGGCGATCTCATCGTACATATCTCGCTCTATCTCAGCAGCTCTCTTAGCCGCTTCCGGTGATCTCTTGGCGTTAGCACGAGCAGCATTTCTGCGCTTACGCAACTCCATCAAACGCCTCTCTGTTGCCTTCATGCTACGACCAAGAGACAGCTTGTCTCTGTTGTCTTCAATGAACCTGACCCTCTCAGATCCTTTCAACGCATCTGCTCGTGCCTGAAGCTGTTGCAGCTTGAACTTGCGATCATAATAATCTGATGTGCTTTGCTGCATGTTGGGTTCGCCTTTGACCCTACGCAGGAATGGGATCTCTCTGGTCTCAAGCTTCTCGCCCGATGACCACTTTTCGATTGCGTCCAGATTACGCAGACCAAACGTCCCGGCACCACCAAGAAGAAACTCGGCGTAGTGTTCGAGAACGTCAGGGGATATATCAACCTTGCCAGACTGCTGTTCGTTGCCACCGGAGAAGTTGTTTAGGAACTTCGCCATCGCCACAAACGGCGCTCTAGTGCCGCCCATTTTTAGCTCTGCGTCGGGCAGCGGTGTACCGAAGCCTGTGTTCTCCCTGTAGATAGGACTACCAAAGAAGTTCTCGTTAGCGGCAATCTCGTATCCGGGTTGCATAATCGTCGGGATTGGAGAGAACCCTATCGGTGAGAACGATCCCATGAACGTGCTGAGAATGTTGCTGGTCGCCTTGTTCAGTGAGATGTTGCCTTGCCCCATCTCGTATACAGACTGACCGATAACGTGGAATGTGTTGTATCCATACGGCAGCGGTATCGTGTAGTAGTCCTTGCCGTTCTCCGCCATGATCACCATGTTCCGCTCTTTGACGTAGTCGGGGATCTCGGAGTAATACGACCTACCAGTTATGGGGTTCTCTTCGCTCTCCTCTTCGCCTCGCATAGCGGACAGTGCGCCCATTATCATCAACCCACCAACAGCACCTTGCTTGATACGGCTGGCCTCTGCACTGAACGGGTTGCCTTTCGGCCCGAACAATCCCCTAGCAAAGTTTGCGGTGCCCTGAACACTGGCATTGAAGAACAGGAACAAAGAGTTAAGTGCGTCACCTGCCATGCCCTTACGGTTGAAGTTGATAGTCAGGTTCTTGGCTAGACTAGCTGCTCGTTTTACCGCGACAT